GATTTTGTAGAAGGTTCTCACCACAGACACATTGCAGATAAATTTAATAAATTAGCCACGGGCGAAATAAATCGTCTGATAGTTAACATGCCCCCAAGACATACTAAGTCGGAGTTTGCCTCATACTTACTTCCGGCTTGGATGGTGGGCCGTGAGCCGAAGCTCAAGATCATACAAGCAACGCACACGGGAGAACTAGCGATTAGGTTCGGTCGTAAGGCCAAGAACCTAATCGACTCGGAAGATTATACAAAAATTTTTCAAACAAGATTACAAGAGGATAGTAAAGCAGCGGGACGTTGGGAGACAGCACAGGGCGGTGAATACTTTGCAGCTGGTGTTGGTGGTGCGATCACAGGTCGTGGTGCAGATTTACTTATTATTGATGACCCACACTCTGAGCAAGATGCAATGTCCAAGACTGCATTAGAGTCAGCCTACGAGTGGTATACGTCAGGTCCCCGTCAGCGTTTACAACCTGGTGGTAAAATAGTTTTGGTTATGACACGTTGGTCTACGAAAGATCTAACAGGTATGTTGATTAAAAATCAAACAGAACCTAAAGCTGATCAATGGCACGTGGTTGAGTTTCCGGCAATCATGGACCATGGAACAAAGCCCAAACCAGTATGGCCCGAGTATTGGAAGCTAGATGAATTAGAAAAGGTGCAAGCAACACTACCTGTTGCTAAATGGAATGCACAATGGATGCAACAACCAACTAGTGAGGAAGGTGCAATATTAAAACGTGAATGGTGGAGAACGTACACAGGTGATGAGATACCACAGCTACATCACGTCATACAATCTTACGATACAGCATTTTTAAAAAAAGAAACTGCAGATTACTCTGCTATAACGACATGGGGTATCTTCTATCCTGACGAAGACTCAGGTGCTAATTTAATTTTACTCGATGCCATAAAAGGTAGATACGAGTTTCCAGAACTACGTAGACTAGCGTTAGAGCAATATACTTATTGGAAACCAGAATCTGTTATAGTTGAGGCAAAAGCTAGTGGTTTGCCCTTGACTTACGAACTACGGAACATGGACATACCAGTTGGAGGTCATTGAGGAATGTGCAGCATTTCCATATGGCGATCATGACGACCTTGTGGACTCTACGACACAAGCAATTATGCGATTTAGACAGGGCGGTCTAATCGGTCACCCTGAAGATTACGTAGATACAAAGGCAGAGAAACCTAGAAGAGTGTATTACTAATGAGAAAAAAATTTAAAATTGGAACAGTTCCTAAAATTATAAAAGCGTTTGGAAAAACAAAAGGCGGCACACAGAAAGCAAAAAAAGATCCTGTGAGTAAAATGCTTAAAGATCCAAAGATGATGGTCAAAGCTCCTGGTAAAGAAATGATAGAAGCAAAACGACAGTTTAAAAAATTAATTGATAATTACAAAGACAGGCCACTTGATGATGCGGCTGTTAAAAAAGGCTACAAAATATTTACAAAAAAATCATATGTCAAAGATTAAACTTGGAAAAACAGGAATAGATTTTATTAAAGAATGGGTAATAAAAACTGCTCTTAAACAACAACCAAAAGGTGTTCTAACAACTTTACCTAAAAAAGATTTTGTAGATTTAAACACAGCTATCACTGCAGAAAGATTAATGCGAAATGGTGTTGATCCAAATGCAATTAAAAACATAGATCAAGTCGATAACATAATAGACCAATTAAACAAACCTAGAGTTGTTGCTGCAGATTCACCAGAAGGCAAAGGTATTACTGAATCCTTACTTGGTAAAAAAGGTGAAGTATTTAATCTACAAGGAGAAAAATTAGATCCTAGTAAACCTATCGTAGGTGGCACACAACAAGGTAAAAAAATAAATAGAGAATTTTTTGAAAGAAATGCAGAAGCTAAAGAAGTACAAAAAAGAATTGATTCAGGTGTAGCATCCACTGTAGAGAAAATGTTAGGAATGGAACCTATTGATGCCATGAAAGAAGCAAACAAAGTTATTGGTAGAAAAGGTGAATATAAAAATTTATCACAAGAAGATGCTAAAAAAATATTACAAGATACAGAAGATCATATTTTTGAAAGAAATGTAGACATAGATCCAGAAGATATGTTTGCAGACGGTGGTCGTATAGGTTTTAAAGGTGGTGCCGACATGGGCACTGTGTCTGGAGACACAAGAAAAGCTACAGCTAAAAGTGTGAGCGTTTCACCAACTGGTAATGTCACAACGAGTAGAGATAAAGGACCAGATCCTGTAGATGACAGATCAACATTTGAACAAACTATTAATCAAAGAAATATTAAAGATAAACCTAAAAACAACCCCATAAAAGATGTTATACAAGCTGGTGCAAATTTTAATTATTTAAGCAACTTATATAATTTAAATCCACAAGGGATAGCTACTAGTTTTCTTTTAAATAAAATGGGTGATGTTTTATTTCCAAACGAAGAAGAAAAAGCAAACGGCGGACGTATAGGTTTTAAAAAAGGTATGGACAGAAGAACGTTTATGAAATTTATGGCTGGTCTTACAACATTACCAGTGGTTGGTAAATTTTTTAAAGGTGCGGAAGTTGCAGCACCTGTAGTAGAGAAAGCTGCAGAAGTTGCAAGCGGTGCTCCACCGTATTTTTTTAACCTTGTAAATAGAATTAGAGCATTAGGTAAACAATCTCCAGGTCCAAAAGAAAGATCAGAAGCCTACACATACGAGGTTGGTAATCGAAAGTATGAAATGCAAGTTGATAATGATACAGGACAAATAGAAATTTCAAAACAAAACATGGGTTATGACGAACGTTTTGGAGAAGGAATAGTTTCTGAAGAGTACATGACCATTAGACCAGGTCGAGTAGACGAAACAACAAAGGGCAAAAGAACTCCTGATGAATACGAAGAGTATACAGGTTTTACAGACCAAGAAGGTAAACTTAAAGACGTAGAACCAGGTATATCGGATAACACAGTTATGGACGGTAGTATATCAAAAGAAGAGTTAGAACAAGAAATAATAGAACAACTTTCTAAAGAAGCACCATCAATTAAAAAAGCAGGTGGTGGTATTGCAAGAATGCTAGGAGAGTAGCATGGATCTAGTAGATAAGATTATAGAACTTACAGATTTATTTGACGACAACGTAGTAACCACAGGAGATAAAATACCTCAACCAGAACCAAGAAAAGATGTTCTAGACAGAGAAGCAATCAATAGATTTATGAAAGACAATCCACCTAGCATGGCCGATGGTGGACGAATAGGTTTTAATGATGGAACTCCTGTAAAGTTTGATAAATTTAGAGTAAAAATTCCAACAGGTGAGTTTGTTGGAGAAGGAAGAGATAAGTCTGAAATATTTAAAATTAAAAATACTAAATCCGGGTCTGTTAGATATACAACTACTGGTGCAGGTGGAGGAAAGAAAAAACTTTATACATCTATAGAGGAAGTTAAAAAAGCTAAACTACCACCAGACGAACTTGTTAAAGTAGATTCAAAAATAATAAAAGAGGGGATAAAAGAAGTTATTTATAAAAACAAAAAAACAGGAAAAGTAGTAAAATATTATAAACCTCGTGTTGGAGAAGCAAAAGAAACAATACCTGGTAAAGGAACTACTTCTTTAAAAGAAGCTGAAAAATTTATTAAAGACTATTATATAAAAAACCCTAAACCTGTTAGAGATCCTAAAAAAGATTATGCATCAAAAGATCTAAGAACACAGTCTTTAAAAGAAACAGATACTACAAAAGCAGTAGGAACAAAAAAATATAATTATCACCACATAAGACAAATTGCGGGTGGAGTGCCATTAACATCAGATGATGTTATGGTTATTAATCAAAGAATAAATTCTAAAATAGGTGGTAAATTTAATGAGTCATTAAATAGAATATCTGCCGCTATTCAAAAAAATAATAGACTAGCGTTAGAGGCAATGAATAATAAACAAGAAGGACTTGCGTTAGATTATATGAAAAGATCTGATGAGCTTAATGCTCAAGCAGAAAAAATTGTTAATAGTGCAATTGATGATTTACCAAAAAAATATAAAGGATATGTTGGATTTAATCAATTTACATTACCAAGAAATGAATATGGTTTACCAATTAGTAATGAACCAATGTTAATTAAAAAAGTTGGTGGTATGCCAGTGTCAAAGGATGCAATAGATTTAACAAATTTAAGTTTAAAAGATGAAACAAAATTTAGAAAAATAGTTAAACAACAAGCAGAAAGAGGTAAGGTTGGTAAAATTGATGTTAAGAAAATGATATCTGATGGACCAACACTAGGTGCAAACTTAAGTTTCTTAAAAGGTTTTGGTGAAGCAATAAAAGCTGTGCCAACACTTACGGGAGGCGTAGCATTGAATGCAATACTTGGAGTCGATCCAACGTCAGCAGTTGATAGAGCAAGTATCGCAGCAGAAACTGCGTTTGCACCACAACTTGTAAAACAGGCTGCAAAGTTTGGACCTGTTGCACAAAAGTTTTTTAATTTAGGTTTTTCACCAGCAGCGGCTATGCGTGTAGCGAAAGTAGCACAACCTGCTGGTATTGCAACATTAGCTGGAGAAGGATTATATAACGTAGCGAAATATTCTAAACCTAATTATTACATAGGTCCCGATGGAGAGCCAACATTTTATAAAAGAGAAAAAGCAACAGATGTTTTACCAACAATGTTAGATGTTTATGAACAAGCAGATAAAATATCTAGAGAACAAGGCATACCTTATCAAGAAGCTTTAAACCAAGTTAATTTTGAAAAATTTGAAAGATTAAATAGGGCAGGCGGTGGTATTGCTAAATTAGCAGGCGATCCATCAGGCGCTATGCTACAATCAATGAACCCTGATTCACAAGGGTTGCGGTCTTTAAAAAAGAGTGTTAAAACAATATAGGAGTATATATGGCAGATATAGATAAGGGACTCCCGAACACTAGAACTAAAATTGATGTTCCATCAGAAAAGGAATTACAAGAAGAAGTTGCTGTTCAGGAACCAGAACAAGAAAAAGGACCTGTAGAGGTCATACCAGAAGAAGACGGCGGCGCAACAATTGACTTTGAACCGGGATCAATAAATATACCTGGAACTGAAAATCATTTTGATAACTTAGCAGATATTTTACCTGACGATGTTTTAGATCCGGTTGGTAATGATATGGTTAATAACTATATGGATTATAAAGCATCAAGAAAAGATTGGGAGCAATCTTATAAATCAGGTCTAGATCTTTTAGGATTTAAATATGAAAACAGAACAGAACCTTTTCAAGGAGCTTCAGGTGCAACACACCCGGTTTTAGCAGAAGCTGTAACACAGTTTCAAGCACAAGCATACAAAGAATTATTACCATCAGATGGACCTGTTAGAACACAAGTTATAGGAATTAAAAATCCACAGACAGAGCAACAAGCAACCCGTGTTAAAGATTTTATGAACTATCTTGTTATGGATCAAATGAAAGAATACGAAGAAGAGTTTGATTCAATGTTATTTCATTTACCGCTTGCAGGTTCTACATTTAAAAAAGTTTATTACGACGTGCCTCTTGGAAGAGTGGTGTCAAAGTTTGTACCTGCAGATGAATTAGTTGTGCCATACACGGCAACAAGTTTAGACGATGCAGAATCAATAATTCATATTATTAAAATGTCAGAAAATGAATTAAGAAAACAACAAGTGTCTGGTTTTTACAGAGATATAGAGTTAGCACCACCAGGAACTGTTGAACAAAACGATGTTGAAAAAAAAGAAAGAGAATTAGATGGCACTAAAAAAACTGGTAAACAAGAATCAATCTATACTTTATTAGAGTGTCATGTAAATTTAGATTTAGAAGGTTTTGAGGATCAAGGAGCCGATGGACCAACAGGAATAAAATTACCCTACATAGTAACTGTAGAAGAAGGTAGCCGATTAGTTCTCTCTATACGGAGAAACTATGCGCCCGATGATCTAAAGAAAGATAAGATCCAATATTTTGTCCACTTCAAATTTCTGCCAGGACTTGGATTTTATGGCTTTGGACTCATTCACATGATTGGCGGATTGAGCAGAACGGCAACGTCTGCTCTCCGTCAATTATTAGATGCTGGAACTTTATCTAACTTACCAGCAGGATTTAAACAAAGAGGCGTTAGAGTTAGAGATGAAGCATCGCCGATACAACCGGGTGAGTTTAAAGATGTTGATGCACCAGGTGGTAATTTAAGAGATGCATTCTTTCCATTACCATACAAAGAGCCTTCTCAAACATTATTAAATTTATTAGGTATAGTTGTACAAGCTGGTCAAAGGTTCGCGGCTATTGCTGACATGCAAGTTGGTGATAGTAATCAAAACGCAGCTGTAGGAACTACAATTGCTCTTCTTGAAAGAGGATCAAGAGTCATGTCTGCAATACATAAAAGATGTTATGCAGCTATGAAAGATGAGTTTCAATTACTTGCAAAAGTTGTTGCACAATATTTACCACCAGAATATCCATATGATGTTGTAGGTGGTGCGAGAAACGTTAAACAAGCAGACTTTGATGATAGGATTGATGTCGTGCCTGTTGCAGATCCAAATATATTTTCTATGAGTCAGAGAATTACACTTGCACAAACACAATTACAACTTGCAACATCTAATCCACAGTTACATAACTTGTATCAAATATACAGAAACATGTATGATGCGATTGGAGTTAAAAATGTAGACGCTGTATTACCACCACCTGCACCAAATGCGCCAATGGATCCAAGCATGGAGCACATTAATGCTTTGGGTGGCAAACCTTTTCAAGCTTTTCCCGGTCAAGATCATAGAGCACACATTACAGCTCACTTAAATTTTATGTCTACCAACATGGTTAGAAATAATCCGTCTGTTATGGCTGCAATACAAAAAAATATACTAGAGCACATTAGTTTAATGGCACAAGAACAAGTACAATTAGAGTTTAGAGAACAAATGCAACAGATGATGCAGTTACAACAACTAGCAGCAACAGATCAAATGGCGGCACAACAGTTACAACAAGCCACAAATGCTATTGAAGCAAGAAAATCTGTCTTGATTGCAGAGATGACAGAGGAATTTATGAAGGAAGAAAAGAAAATTACATCACAATTTGACTCTGACCCGCTTTTAAAACTAAAATCTAGAGAAGTTGACCTTCGTGCAATGGAAAATGAACGTAAAAAAGACTATGATGAAGCACAAATAGACATTGCAAAGGCAAGATTGGTGCAACAAGGCGATATCGCCGAAGATAAAATGGAACAAAACGAAGATTTAGCTAAATTACGTGCGGGAGTTAGCCTTGCAAAGCAAGGTGTACAACAAGCGCAAGTTATGATAGACGATGATTAATAAAAAGGAGCAAAAAATGCAAAAACTAGATAAAATAC